GAATTGTTTGAAGGGAAGACACACAAACTTCTTGACAAGCTCGAGAAAAAAGATATTTCACAGCGGACCTTCACACGTGCTTTGGCACAGTCTTACGTCCCCAACAACCCAGGTAAGACGGCTTCCAAACTCGTGAAGAAGTTTTCGGATAAGTAAAAAATTACATATAAATAATATGTAAATAAAATGAATCAAATCAGGAAAACATCCCCGCCTTGGGAAGGTGATCCATATATGTCTTGGATGGTGTTGGGGTTGCTAGTCTTTTTTATGCTTCAGAAACAAATCCTGCGACGTGAGTAACCGATAAAAATTGAAGATCGAAAGATAGTTTATTGAAATAAGTCATGCCTTGGTTTCGAGAACGCAAACATCCTAGGATCGGAGTTGGTTCTATCAACTCCGATGACGGAGCAATCCTCCGTGTAGGTGAGATAACAGTTATTGAGGTGAAGGACTTGTTCAATTATGTGGGTGGAGACCTTGACGAGGTGATCTACCAGTCCACTGGACCAGACGGTGATGTGATTCAGCTCAGCTACAAACAAGCGGTCAGGGTGCACATTCTTGGGTGGACCATGTGGGCCAGTGACACAGAGACCCTTCCGGTTGAAAGAAATTCGGTCACCTGTCGCCTTTCGGACGGTACATCGGTGACCATCGCATCGGAGAAGGAGATTACCGGGGCCAGTGTGATGCACGGTTTCACCCAATCGTCTGACTACCACAAAACGGCCAAGATCGTCACCGAGAAACCTCGTACAGGAAAGGAACAGGTGTTGGAGATGGTGAGACAGGGGATTCGCAGGCCAAAGGATGAGCTCACGATCTGGGTTGGTGAGAACATGCTTATGTTCGACATTCTGAATGGGAAGATAAGTTACCATGACTCTCAGTTTGGATATGTTGAACATCCACCCGGAGAGACTCGCTACTACGAGGACCTCGATGTTACCATTAACCATGTCATGTAACTATTCAAGTTGTCATAAATTGAATACTAAAAAAAATTCCTGTCAAAATAAACATGCCTGATCAAACAAGAACTGTGGTTCCCTGTCCGGGGACGATGTCTTTCAACGACTACAAGAACATGTACGACCCACCCAAGGAGGTGAAAACCGTCTGGATCCAGGACTCCCAGACTGGGAAACTGGACTACATTCCAGCTTTCCTCGTCTGGTTCGTGTCATTACTGACATGGACGAGAGCCCTTGACGTGCGAGGGATGAAACTCGAGACCGATGCCGAGGGGTCTCTCATTCATGAGGTCGCCGAGGGTCGGAAACTGGTGGTCATTCCCGTTGACGAGAAGATCACTGACGTTCAATTGACCCATACACATTCGGTCACCCTTGACCATTCCGCGGTGGCTAAGGTTTGTAAAGAACGTGCTTCCCCGGATCAGGTTTTGACCAACACCTTCTTGGAGGAATGTGTCAAAGAACTGGTGAAGCGAGGGATTCGTCGCCCAGTCCAGGAGTTGTTCGTCACCACTGATCGAAAGATTCTTTGGTTTCTGATAGTTGATGATCAGGTCAAAATCATGACCGGCGACGGGAAGTATTTCCTGCTTCCCATCAAGAAGACCATCACATTCGACGGGTTCAGTATTACTGTACTCTAAAATCCAATTTAACATAAATTGAATTTTTTTTTACAATTCTATTCATCTAAATGAAAGCGTTTTACCTGGTCAATCTTTTCTTCCTGGTCTTGGTCTCCGTTGGTTTTTGGAGGGCATCTACACCTCTACCTGAACCTCTCCGGAATCAGACTTGTGACGATCGGGATCCATATGAGCATTTCGTTGTGTTCAGGTGGTTGGTTACCTCAACATTTGTTCCGTTTGCATTAATTCCTTTTAAGTTTATGTCTATGTCTGAATTTGGAATGATATTTATAACAATATTTTTAACAGTTGGGGGGTGTTCAATGATGTTTAATTTGTTATCATTGAATAGGGGAGATTGTATCAATCCAGAAGAGAAACCACTTTTCTTGGTCTGGGAATATCTTCCTTTTGACTCAATCATTGTCTTTTCACTTCTAATACTGCTTATAACTTGTGCATCTGTTTTATTTCTACATGGGTTAGGATACTTGTTATACATGTGGATAAAAATTTGGACGGAAGAGTGCAAAAGTTCGGTGACAGTTGAACCTACAATACCGGATCCACCAACGTATTCTGTAGAATTGGATGAAAGGGTGATTGTTCCACCAACGTATTCTGTAGAATTGGATGAAAGGGTGATTGTTCCGCCGCCCTATCCTAATTTAAGTTCAAAGGAGACGGTTGTTTAGAGCGGCGGAGACGTCTAAGATCTCTTTGAATATCTCGCTCGTCGCTCTTCTCAACATATTCAATTTTTTCTTCCCAGTATTCACCATACACTTGTATGACAAAAACTCTTTTCTCTTCTGAAAATGTGCAATACTCCGTTGACATCCAACTGATAAATCTTCATATTTGACCATAATTGATTTTAGAAAAGTAATTCATTTAATGAAATGAACTTCATCAGCAGAGACAGAAATCACATCATGACCCTCAACGAGGGAAATTCTGAGAACTTCATCATCGTCAATGATGAGAAACTGTACGATCACTCTTCCAAGTCATCCCATTCTAACCGTTTTTTCATTCACATTTCGGATGGATATGCGGTCATTATGGGGCGGAAATTGTACTATTTCCACAAGGGAGAGATGACTGACAAGGGTGGAAAGGGAAGCATCCACCTCTACCTTCAGGATAGGATATAAAATATAGATATTATTGATTTATATTACAGGTACTCAAATATAGTCTATGTTAGTCTATGTTAGTCTATGTTAGTCTATGTTAGTCTATGTTAGTCTATGTTAGTCTATGTTAGAGATATAGTCTATGTTAGTTTATGTTAGAGATATAGTCTATGTTAGTTTATGTTAGAGATATAGTCTATGTTAGTTTATGTTAGAGATATAGTCTATGTTAGTCTATGTTAGAGATATAGTTTATGTTAGTCTATGTTAGAGATATAGTTTATGTTAGAGAACGATGACAATTATAGCCCATATCGAAATCAGAGAAGGTGGCCAAGAAGTCTGTGATATTTACTCCGAAACTCCTCAATAATACTATCACTGTTATAGGTGAGACTTTTCAAAAGTTCAAAACAATACTTCTGAAATATCTCAGGACGCTCCTGGACACACAACAGATAATGCTCGAGATAGGATCTCCTAATTTTTTTGATCGATCCTGTTTGAATTTCAAAATTACTCTTGACATAGATCTCAAAACCTTCATTGAACTCACTCTCAATCTCACTTAAATCTGATTCATCCAGATATTCAAAAAATGTTTCAAAAGGTTCTCTCCTCATCATATCTTGGACAATTTCCACATCATCATCATTGCCAGCGCTGGGTTTCAGTTCAACTTCTTTTCCTTGATTGTAGAGGAGGGAAAGACGAAAAATATTCTCCGTTTTGGAGAAAGGCATTTTTTCGAAGAATGTTGGAAGACGCATTTAAATCGTATGCGCACCTTATTATGAAATCAATTTACACAAATTGAAATTTATATTATTTTTAGGTCCGAATAAATGACTTTCAATATAGATAACTTCAGTGGATACTTCCTTGCCAATACTTTTTTGAGCAAGTTGAACATTGATCGTGATTTTCATTTGATCGTGATCGGATGGTTTCTCTGGAATTACTTTCCAATTGAACGATTCAAACAATGGTTGTTCGAAAAGTTCTGGGGAGAAGTCGAAGTAACCGAGGAAGAGCAAGTCTACACTGTCATTTTTGAAGTGACCGATTACTCAAACAAGCCAGAACAACGTTCGGATCAGTTCCTGGCTTTGATGGACAGAATCCGGAAACATTCCAAGATCACATCCAGTAAAGCGGTTGATCAGTACGTCGGACAGCAAAGTGATCCCCGTGGCGTTTACGAAGTGGATCAGGAAAAAGAGTTTGTTATCTGTGAAGAACACCAAATCAAGGGAACCATATCAAGAAAGGTCAAGGAAGGGGAAAAGGGTAATATGGTTAAAACTACCCTAATCGTTTTTACCACCAAACTAGATCACAATGACCTGACAAACTGGATAGATAATATCACCAAAAAATGGAGAGAAAAATGTGATCTTCCCTACGATCCAGACAAAGAGTACATCTTTGAGATAGATTTTGGCAATAGGTCTAGTTACGATGGTAGGAAAAATATGAACATCTATCGTTATCAGTTTGAAAGCAATGTCACATTTGAGAACACCTACTTCCCAGGAAGAGATCTCCTACTTCAAGAGTTGGATACTTTTCTGGAAGGTGAAGAAGAATGGAAAAAGAGGGGCTGGCCCTGGCATTTCGGCATAGCCCTGACCGGAATTCCAGGTTGTGGAAAAACACGGATTCTGAAATGCATTGCCAACTACACAAAACGTCACATTCTTCTGATTCAGATCAATGATGATGTCCCAATTCAGCTCCTCAAAAAGTCCATGAGTGGCTATCTCGACGGGTATCGTCTCCAGTTTCATCCAAAGGAAACGATTGTTGTTTTTGAAGAACTGGCTGACCAGACGGACCTAGTTGGGCCTCGAGATGCTCCGATTGAGAAATTCACATTCGAAATACCCAGTGCCAAGAAGAAGGGAGAGGATGAGGAGGAGGAAAAAGAAGAAAAAGAAGAAAAAGAAAGGGTTTGGAAATCTAAACTTGAGGGAAGACGGGCTTTTTTATCTCAGTTTCTTCCTCTTTTGGATGGTGTGAACGAGCGGTATGGTGGAATGGTTGTCATTACCACCAATTTCATTGAACGTCTCGACAATGCCATTCTTCGCCCAGGACGGATTGATTACCATCTCCATCTCACAAAGGGATATGATCGAGAAAGCACCTTTCAATTACTCAAGAATTTTTGGGGTGATCGGATGGACAAACACAAATCCAAGGATCTCAAGGAGGAGGTGGTCGAGAAATACACCGGTGCAGACCTGGTCAAAGAGTGTCGTCAGTTCAGGAATGATTTCGACGGGTTTGAGAGAAAGTTCTTCCACTTCCACTCTTAATCCCAGGGTCCCCTCTGTAAACCGGTCCTGGTTCATCATAACATATATTCTATAAATATATGTATTATTGGGTAAAGAAAACTATCATTGTGATCCAATAACATATATTCTATAAATATATGTATTATTGGGTAAAGAAAACTATCATTGTGATCCAATAACATATATTCTATAAATATATGTATTATTGGGTAAAGAAAACTATCATTGTGATCCAAAAACCCATATCCTGTATCCTTTTCTCAGTATCAAATGAAAGCATCACCCCGATGCAGATAACTGGTAGATTCAGATCTCTTTTCCGGATCAATGTTGATGACAGGGGTCTAGTTGTTTTTATCAGATGATGAAAAACCATTTTTGACTGCAGGTTTATTTAGACATTTCAATTTCACCATGGGATGGAAATAAAATCAATCTCTCTCATATAATAGAGAAGTTCATAGATCATCTCCATTGGTAAAAATAAACCCACCCGATTAAATATCATAATCAGGAAAAGGATAAACTCTTTCTTCTCATCTGGTCTGGATACATATTTTAAGAGTTTGTCTAGTCGTTTGTAGTGTTGGATAATGTCCCTTTCAACTATCAGAGACAAGGGAAATCGGGGATTAAGATGTTGTTCAAAAGCAACATTGCATCCATATTCACTTCTCATAATCCAAATTTCTTCTTCACAATTGATGTAGTATGTTCTTTTTTCACCCTTTTCAACTTTCCACACTGGGTGGCCATTTACCCATCCATCTGGATAGACACGGACAATTCCATTATCAAATATGAACTCTGATTTGTATTTTTCCCATACGCTTCTTTCTCCATCGGTCAGTGGGTGTCTCATTTTAAACTTTTCCAAAATTTAAACTTATTCTACTACAGGTATAATCTTCATATTCATGTTTTATTATCTAATATTGACATCTACAGAACCATCGGGATTCATATTCTCCCATAAGAGACTTGAATCACCATCATATCTGGCGCATAACAATTTATCATCCTCTATACCTGTAAAAAAATTATATCTATCATTTGGTGGATAAAAAATATAATAATTAATTTCTAGATTGGTCAAATATTTTGTTAATGTATCTATTGAAAAATCCAGGCTTAGTATTATATATGCTGTTTTGGGCGTTCTCTTATAGTATTTTAACTCGTCTATAGCTCTGTTATTCCATAATTCTGCGGTTTCACTGTCATGAAAAATATAGTTCTTTTCATCATTACTATCAGTAAACAATAAAGCTGAACATGTTATTAAACCAGTGGTAAATAATGGTTCATCAAAACCTATATCGAGACTATATCTATGGACAAGTTTAAAACTATAACCCAAAGGGAAATAATCACAATCGAATAATATGTCTTCATTATAAAGATCTTCGACAGTTGGATCTAGTACATAGCCTCCTCTACTCAGGCTAAATAATCCTTTAGGATTTCTTCTTTGGTTTTTAAGAGGTATCCATTTTTTGGTATTATTTATCAGAATAACTTTATACATACGATTATCTTTTCCTTTTTTAACGGTACCGGGTTTTTCAAAAAAACTAGAATATCCCCTCCCCAAAGGAGTTTTCTCCTCACCTTTATAATATTTTCTTGGATTATTTTTGATGTAGTTTACAACAAGAGGCATTTTTATCTATAATCTGAAAATTCTTCTGTATCCAGATTCTGATTTGAAGTATAACTTTTTTACATCTTCGACTTTTTTCCTAGATTCTTCATCATCAACTTTTTGAAACATATCAATAGCCTTGGCATATCTTTTCTCCATGACATAGATCATACCCAGGTTATAATGAGTAGATTCTATGCCACAACTACTTGAAATATGGTAATACTTTTTAGCTTTTTCTAAATCTCCCTGGTCATGATACAACTTTCCCAACTCATGAAAAGCCATCCCGCTGCCCAGATTTGCAGCGGCTTCCAGATGTGCTTTCGCTGCCACAGAATCACCCATGAAAAGATATGACTCATTGAGCAAGATATGAACTCTACATTTCTTTATTGAGCATAGGTCCCTGTTCAATCCTTTCAGGAGCAACTCTAAATCATCCCCCGCCCATGGTTTCTCAGCACAACAGGGGCATTTTTTCATGTCAATCATCTTAGCGCAGTTCTGACATACAATATCAAAACAATTTCGACACACGTATGGTGGATAATTGTAGGTCACTGTTTCATAACAAATGGGACATGGCCCTTCGTTGTAGTTAATAACCATTTCTGAGGTGTAAAAATGAATTACATTTTAAATTTTGACCAAAAAATGTCGAGTCAACGTGAACTGGGGATTTTACTCAAACAAGGCAAGGAGCAGCTCTCCAGACTCATGGAGATGTGTGTTCAGTTGGAGAAGGAACTGAGGAAGAAGACTGTGCTTCTCAAAAAACTCCGTCAAGAAGTTCCTCAGATGGAAAAGAAGATAGAGAACCTCACTGTGAATATTGGAAAGCTCCAAGGTAGTATCGAGAAAACCGAGGCTGCCATGAAGGACCGGAAGAAGGAAGATGAGAAGTCCAAGCTTGTCGAGGAGTCTCACCAATACCTCCTCAAGTTGATCCGAGGTGAGTTGACAAGGGAGGAGGACGGCCTTCCAGCTGATTACGAGGAGCACACCGAGAAAGATCTGGATGAAATGATGGACGATGAGCTAATTGGGACGGCCAAATGTGCTCATTTTTACCACGTCCTTTTCCCGGAGTTCTTGACTGACTACCCTTTTGACGACAAGTACATTATTTCACATGACCCAGACTGTCTTGGTAGAGAGGAGTGGGATCCGGAATACGAGTCCTGTTGTCACAAGAGGTTTGCCACCTACGTTGTTGAACCAGAAAACAACAGCTCCCTCACCATTCACTCGAAGCGGAAGGATCTGATCAGGAGTGGTCGGATCGCCTAATTTCACTATAAACATACTTTATAGTTAAAAATTAAACTGTTTTTAGTAAGTTAGAGAGACGGTATACCTTGTCTAGAAATTGATCCAGATTTCCATTGTTTGTGATGATAATATCCGCATCATCTTTAGTAATGGTACAGGATTCTTTCCCCTCTGGTGGAAGACGTTCTGATGCATCCACGAAAATAACTAGATCAAACAGGTCTTTTGAAGCTAAAAACTCACGTTTTGAACGCATTCCAACATAACAATCGTTCGTCTTCAGAATTTCTTTACATAGTCTTGCCCCATCCTCTCGGTTATATTCACTGATCATATCATACCATTCCTGCCGATGATTAACCCGATCCTGATAACATTCGTCTAGAGTAGTGTAACCATAAATCTGACTTAGAACCGGAAAAATAACAATCTCACAAACAGCATATGAACTGGATTTAAATGACAATCCAATTTCGTCTCTGAGAAACTCGGCCAATGTATCCTTCCCGTGACGGGCATGACCAATGATGAGTAATTTCATTTTTAGCTCAATACCTATTAAACTAAACATTTTACATGGCCAAAATTGAAAATCAAAAGAAAACGGACGTTTTTTGCGTTGTCGGATGACAAACTTTTGTCATAAAGCAACCATCACGGGGGGACGGTTTTCAGTGTGTGCGTTTTCCCCGGTAAGGAGGCAGTGGGTCTTCCCACTGCTACTCCTTATCGGGGATGTGCACCACTAGGCCGTTTTCGTATAGTATGAAACTTTGAACATCAAGTTCATTTCAGTTATTCATTATTTTATCTCATTATTTTATTCATTATTTATTCTTTTTCATTTCATTTCAAATTAAAATTCCTGAATAATCTTAACCAAATCAACACCTTTTAAAAATCTTATTATATGAAGAATAGCCACCTCTGGTAGGAGTCCAGAGAAAGTTCTCAACAAAAACCAGACCCTCTTTTTGAATTGAGAAAGTTGTGGATCAATTTGTTTCATTTCAACATTTATGAGATTATTATATTTCCTGATAAGTGGATGAACAGCACTTGGACAAAGGATTGAATCTTTGTCCGCATGGAGATCAAAATTTTTAATCATGGATAACGATCTATACCATGACCATTTTCCGTTATAACTCACATGGAATGACTCTTTTTCACCTTTTTTATCAATTACAAAAACTGGGAAACCTTTGATGTTAACACCATCATAATAGACATCTCCATCTTTCGTACGAAGTCTATAATTTTTAAGGGGAAGACATTTCAGACACATGTCAAATTGTTGACGATGTTTTTCGATCTCATCATCGCTGGGACCGAACATTTCTTATCTACGGATAAGAAATTTATTCAATTTTTACGTTTGATATTACCATTAAATACTAACACCGTCATTTAATACTAGCAACGTTTTTATATCATTATCTTGTTACATTGATGACATATTTTGAGACGTTCTTCGCCAGACTTTGGAAGAGGCTGGAGAAAGGGTTTCTTACACTTTTCACACCAATAATCTCTGTTATTTCTCTGTTCAGTTTCCCATTCTACCGCCAACCTGATCCTTTTCCTTTCCCTAGTTAGCTCTTCTCTGCTCCTTCCAAAAATATCCTCACATGAATCCTTGTCATCCCTATTTACCAGGAACCCCTTCTGGATCAGAATCAACCTTTCCCGGTCAAAAGTGAGATGACACTTACATGAATCAAAAACTATTTTCTCTCGAACAAATCTCTGCGGTTCAGTCAGGATCCTTCCCTCAATATACTTTAGATTATTGAGATAACCAGGGATATGGAGAGGATAAATTTTGGTGAAAGTCTTGTTGCATCCAAGGCAAACTGCTAAGACAACCACTTCATAATCTGTTTCCATTTTATGGGAGAAGAGATGTTTTGATATATCAGTTTTGACCTGTTGTTAAGAACGGATATTATATTATATATATATATTTTACTGTTAAGAAGGGGGATATTTTCCATAGTTTTACTGTTAAGAAGGGGGATATTTTACATAGTTTTACTGTTAAGAAGGGGGATATTTTACATAGTTTTACTGTTAAGAAGGGGGATATTTTACATAGTTTACTGTTAAGATAACTGTTAAGAGGGGTCAAAATTGATTCCAAAAAGAAATTCGTTTTATTTTTAGGTACGATGGGGAACTTTTTGAGTATTATTGAATACCGTACCACCGGGCCGACATACGGGGCATCTGCCCCTAATGTCACGTCATCTGCGAAGGGAGTGCACACCGGGCCGTCTGGCACGGAAGGGCACCCCGCGGTCAACGCAGGCGACGAAGGCCACCCCGGCGCTGGGTCTAACGCCTCACCTAACATGTCGAAGGAGCACTGTTGGGGCGAGGGGGGGACCTCTGGCACCAACACCATGACGGCACCTGCCCCGCCCCCGCAAGGGGAAGACAAGCCCGGGCCCCGAGGGGATTCTGAGCTTGGCGGGACTAGCCAGATGAGTGCTGCTGCCGGCATCGACGGTTTGGGGACGGGCCCTTTCCACCCGTCCCAAGCGAGCGCCGCGTCTCCTGGAGACGCATCATCCGGTATTGGGAACCCGGACCAATCCGCACCTGACCAGTGCGTCTCAGCCTCCTCACAGGTTGAAAGGCCAAACCACGCGGTGTTGTACCTGTTTCTGTACATCGCATGGGAAAGGGCGACGAAAAAAGGGCAAGTCGGCCAGAGGTGTGAGGACCTCAAGTCTATGTTCAACGGGATCGTGGACCGGCTGACAGTGAAGTACCCCTGGTTGGAGGCCGTCTTTGAGGAGGCGAATGACAACCAGAGGAAGTTTGTCGAGTGGTGCAAGGAGGGGGGAAACCCGAAGCACTTCAAGACCGACTTCGGTGTACTGCACGAAGAGATGACCCCGGAGGTCTTGGTCGAGCTCTTGGAGCTCCTCGGGCACGTAGAGCCGTACGGCAGTCGCATCAGACTTGCCATATGGCGCTACGGATTCGAGTATCGCCTGGGCAACTGTTCTCCGGAGAACATCGGGACTGTTTTCAGGACGTTTCACGCCATGACCATCGACGGGCCAGGGGAGCGGCTCCCCTGGCCCGAGTACTTCGCCTGGAGGGTCAAGCGAGACGGTGCGGTTGTCGCCACCTTGTTGTGGCTGGCAAGGCGCGTCTTCGATGGCAATGTGCCGCTCGAGCTGCTCGAGTTTCTGGAGGCCCTCCCGGGTACCGGTAACCTCGATGCAGCACGCGCCAAAGCGGCGACCATGCGTAAAAAGCTGCTTGAGATCTTCAACTCGATCTTCCCTGAGATCGGCCTTGAGCCACTCGATGAGATCAAGTTTTTCTCGCAGCTCTGCAACCGCCACGACCACCAGTGCAAAGACGACGGTTGGGACAGCAACTGTAACTGCCGCAAGCACATCTTGACCGTGGCGGACCCGTGCAACTGCATCCACCCGCTCGTTCAAGAGACAGTGCCCACCGGGGAGCCGGTAGACAAGATCTTGGGCAAGCTCGCGGAGGAGGCGGTCAAGCGCGTCCGGGCGGAGCGACAGCAGCAGCAGCAGCAGCAGCAGCAGCAGTGTCGCCAATACAACAGCTGGTGCCGCGAGGTCGCCAAGGCCGCCAAGGTCTCCAAGGCCGCTGCTGTCTCCAAGGTCGCTGCCGCTGCAGGGATCCCCGAGGCCGCCGCTGCCGAGATCACCGCTCGGGCTTTGGACTGGGC